CGAGTTACAGAAAATGTTAGAATTAACTGGTAACGTTGCGGCAGTTACTGGTCTAGATTTTAGAACAACAGCAGAGCAAATACAAAGATCATTTGGTGCTGGTATAGGTGCAGCCGATTTATTTAGAGATAGAGGTGTTACTGCTTTATTAGGATTTAAAGCAGGTGCTAAAGTTACGATTGAAGAAACTAAAAAAAGGTTCTTTGATTTATTTGGCGAGGGTGGAGAGTTTGGAAAGGCGGCAGGAGAAATGGCTAATACATTTACTGGTGTTCTTTCAATGTTAGGAGATAAATGGTTTACGTTTCAAATGGAAACTGTTGAGTCATCTTTTTTTACTGAACTTAAAAAGAAATTTGGAAACTTAAATACTTTTTTAGATGAACATAAATCAAAAATAGATAACATTGCACACTCACTTGGTAAGGGTTTGGCTGATGCTGTTGAGACATCTGCAAGAGCAGTTGTCATTCTTTTTGATAATTTTGGATTATTAATAAATGCAATAAAAGTAATTATTGCTTTTAAATTAGTTATGTTCTTTGGAAACGTGGCCGTTGCCATAGGTTTAATGACAAAATCATTATGGGGCGCAAGAACAGGAATGTTAGCTTTCAATAGTGCTACTAAAAAAAATCTAATATTTGCCTCAGCCGCTTTGGTTGCCGCTGGAATTGTTTTAATCTTTAATAAATTAAAAGAATTACGAGGAGAACAACAAAAAATAATTGAACAAGGTAAGCAAGATGGTGCTGATATATTTAGTAGAGAACATTTAGCCGCAATTCAAGAAAAGTGGGCAAAAGAATCAATAGAAAAAGATAAGTTATTTTTAGAAGAACAAAATGCAATGTACGAACGTGCTGAAATGGATAAGTTCAAACGCATTATGACACAAAAAAGATTGCAAGAAAAAAGAGATAGAGAAATGCGCGAATTGGGTATTAAAAATTTAAAAAAAGATACTGGAGATACTTTAGCGATTTTAAGCACTTCATCTAAAAGGGCATTCCAAACATTCAAAGCATGGAAGATTTCAGAAGCTATCATAGATGCAATAGGTTCATTTAACAAAGCATTGAATAGTGGTTATCCACCACCTTTAAATTATGCTTTAGCGGCAACTAGTTTAGCTTTAGGTTATGCAAAAGTTTCAGCAATTAAAGCAACAAATTATTCAGGTAAAGCTGGAGGTGGTCCAGTTAGTGAGGGTACAGCATATAGGGTTGGAGAACGTGGTCCTGAAATGTTTATTCCTGGTCAATCAGGGTACATTTCTCCCAATGGAAATGGTAAAAACGTAAATGTTAATTTTACTATTAATGCAGTTGATACTTCTGGATTTCAACAATTACTTGCTAATGAAAGAGGTACGATTGTCGGAATGATTAATAGTGCAATGAGTCAACAAGGAAAGAGTAATTTAATTTAATGAGTGGACTTTTACCCATAGCACCAGTATTCAATGCAATGAATTTTCAAGATGAAAGTAATACTCTTATAAGTGTTTCTGATAGTGGAAGAAGATTTGCTAGAAAAATTGATAATCAAAGATGGAAATTTACTGTGGGTTATCAGAATTTAACTAGAGCAGAATTTGCTCCTGTCCTTGCTTTTATTACAAAACAAAGAGGGGCTAAAGAAACATTTACAATTAAACCTCCAAAAATTAAAGACGCATTAGGTTCTGAAACAACTACTATTTCTGTTAATGGTATTCATGCTGTTGGAGATAATACAATAGCCATTGATGGATTTAATGCTGATTCTGCTGGTTCATTGAAAGCAGGAGATTTTGTTTCGTTTGCTAGTCATACTAAAGTTTATATGGTTGTTGCTGATGTTACTCCATCTAGTAATGCGGCAACTGTAACTATTGAACCTCCTTTGATAACAGCGTTAGCAAATGATTCAACTGTTACTTATGATGATGTTGCTTTTACTGTTTATTTAACAGGCACAGTTCAAACTTATAATTTAGGAATTAATGATTTATATAATTATGAGTTTGATGTTTGTGAGGCATTTTAATGCCAAGACCAGTTAGAAAAATAATTGCAAGATTAAGAATATGGTATGCTGACGTTAGAGGTCATCATGGTAAACGATGGGATTACGAACCCTCAAAACATTATATGGGAAGAAAGAAAAAATGAAAGTATCAGATAACACAGCAATAAGTATGCCAATGAGAAACTTGCTTTCAATTTTGGCGGCAGTTGCAGTAGGTGTATGGGCATATTTTGGAGTCATTGAACGTATCAATTCAATAGAGAATGATAATGTTTTAATGAAAAAAGATTTAGACCAAGCAGTTGAGTTTTCTATTAAATGGCCAAGAGGAGAACTAGGTTCACTTCCAGCAGATAGCGAACAATTTTTATTAATTGAAAGTTTATTAGGAGATGTTGAATACATACAATTAGAAATTAAAGAATCAAGACATAACGCAGTAAATATAAATAGATTACAAAAAGACGTAGATAAAATTTTAGAAGCCATAGAAGTGCTTAAAGACAAAGTAAGAAGTAATGGTAATGGAAATGGACATTAAATGTTAGAAACAGTTGTAGCTTTATTGATGATAGTAAATGGCGAGATTAAAGAACATAGAATACAGACTTCAATGAGTGAGTGTCTTAAAGGAAAAAGGATTGCCATGAGAGTATATAATAAAACTGTGCAGTATCAATGTATTAAATCTGAAGCAGAAACAGAAATTTATATGGGCGAAAAATCAATTAAAAAATTAATATTAGAAAAATGACACGAGGTTTAACATCAGACGTAAAAACAGCTTTAGCAGGAACTCCAAGTTTTTGCCATTTAGTTTATATTGGGTTCGGAACGCCAGTAAGAAAAACAGACAATTCATTTACATTAACAAGTGATGTTGAGGGTTCTTCTCAATCATATAATGCAGATGGTATTCTTTTAGGTGTAGGTCATGTTCCTGAATCAAATACTCCTATTAAAAACTCTATTGATATAATTTTTTCAGCAGTAGACCAATCATTGGTATCTGTTGTTTTAAATAATGATGTTCTTGGAGTTGATGTAAAAGTATGGAGAGGAGTTATCAGTAGTGGTGCATTGGTAGCAGACCCTTTCTTATTATTTCATGGAAGTTTAGCAGATTTTTCTATTGATGATGGTGGTTCTACTGCTACTTTAGGAATTACAGCTACTAATCATTTTGGAAACTTTGAAAAAATAAATGGTAGATCAACATCTGATACATCACAACAAAGACATTTTTCAGGAGATAAAGGATTAGAATTTTCAGCATTAACAGTCAGAGATATTAAATGGGGTAGAGCATAATGTTTAATTGGTTTGATAAATTTTTAGTTAAAGTAGCAAAAAAAATATTAAATAGGTATGCACCTAAAGGCGAGTTTATTGCCTACATTAATAAACAAGAAGAAAAAATATTAAAAAAATTAGGTGGATATGGAAAACCTATAAACGAAACAGGAATTAAATCTTTCTTTAGTATTAGTGGAGCAATCAGTTCCGTTGTTAATGCCGCAACAAAATATGCACCACAGATTGTAAAAGCTATGGGCAGGATGAAAGGTTGGAACATTGGTGGTTGGATAACAGCTATTCAAGTTGGAATGATGGTTATTGCTTGGTTAAAAAAACCTGACATACCTGATTCTCCTAACATGGATAATGTTCCTGAACAAAATGCCAAAGGAGTTTTAGTCAACAAAACATCAGCAAATGCTCCAATACCTATTATTTATGGAGAACGTAAAGTTGGAGGGATAGGAGCTTTTATAGAAACATCAGGAACAGATAATGAATTTCTTTATATGGTTATTGCTCTTGCAGAGGGTAAGTGCGAATCTTGCGAAAAAATTTTTATTGATGATAAACTAGTTACATGGACAGGAGCATTAACACATGGAACAGAAAGAACAGTTAATAGTTCTGATTCAAATTATTATAAAGATAGTGCCTCTTTACTTACAGTTACTTGGTATGATGGTCGTGATGACCAAACATATAATACAACAGTCGGTGGATTAACTAATTGGACATCTAATCATAGATTGAGAGGTATTAGTTATATTGCTTTAAAAATTAAATGGCACAATGATGCTTATATGGGAATACCAACTGTTCATGCAGTTATTAAAGGTAGAAAAGTTTATGATCCTAATTTAGATGGAACGAACACAGGAGGTACAGGTTCTCATAGAGAGGACACAGAATCAACTTGGGCATGGTCAAACAATCCAGTTCTTTGCACGTTAGATTATATGCGTAATTCTAGATTTGGTTTGGGTATTGCAAACAGTTATTTTGATGGAGATTATGCAGATTGGCAAACTGCGGCTGACGTTTGCGATACAGATGTAACAGCTTATGGTTCTACAACAATAGATTTATTAGATATGAATGCTGTTATAGATACTAAACAAAAGTGTCTTGATAATTTAAAAACAATGGTTTCAGGTTTTAGAGGTTATCTTAATTATGCCAATGGACAATATAAAGCTTTATCAGAAACAACTGGTTCAGCTAGTATAACTTTAACTGAGGATAATATCATAGGTGGATTAAAGTTGTCCAGCATGGATAAAAATTCTAGATTTAATCGTGTGATTTGTACGTTTGTTAATCCTGAAAAGAACTATCAATCTGATGAAGCTCAATGGCCACCATTAGATGACTCTGGTTTAACAAGTGCTGACAGACATGCAACTATGAAAACAGCAGACTCAGGTTTTTTACTAGAGGGAAGATATGATTTTCCTACTATTACAAGTCCTTATCAAGCACAAGAGTTAGCAGAAGTTATTTGTAGACGTTCAAGAAACAATCTTAATTTAGCGTTAAGATGTGATTCAACTGGTATGGATTTAATGGTTGGAGAGTTAGTTAATATAACGCACAGCACTCCTAGTTTTTCAGCAAAAACATTTAGAATACAAGGTATGCAAATTAATGCAGATTTAACAACTGAATTACAAATGTCAGAGTATCAATCATCATATTATACTTTTACTACACAAAACCAAGTAGCCACTATTCCTGATACTAATTTACCTAGCGTTACAACTGTTCAACCTCCAGCTAGTATTACTCTAACTGATGAGCTTGTAGAATATTCAGATGGAGTTGTATTAACTAGATTAAATATTGTAGTGGGTGCAAGTACAGATAAGTTTGTTCAATACTATCAAGTTGAAACTAAAAAAACTACTGAAAGCGATTTTAAAGTCATATCAAAAGGAACAGTATTAAACTATCATCAATTAAATGTTGTTGATGGAATAGAATATACAGTAAGAGTAAAAGCAATTAGTAGCATGGGTATTTCTTCAAGCTATGTAACAGCAACAAGAACAACTGTTGGTGCAACTGATACTCCAAGTGATGTATCAGCTTTATCAGTATCAATGGTTGGTTCAAATCAAATGCAGTTATCTTGGCCAAGTGTAACAGACCTTGATGTTTCTTATTATTCTATTAGGTATCAAGATGTAACGAGTGGTGCTGGTTGGAACTCATCAACAAACTTAACACAAGTTGTTAGAAGAAAGTCAAATAGTGTAACTGTTAATGCTAAGACTGGTGCATTTCTTATTAAAGCTGTTGATAAATTAGCAAATGAATCAGATAACGAAGCAATCGTTTATACAAACATTTCAGGACTTGAACACTATGTTGCTATTGATACTTTGAATGAAGAAACTGTTAGTGCTATTACAGGACAAAATTGGGGGGGAACTTTTGATGGAGATTGTGTTAGAGGACAAAATTCAGATAATAATTTTATAGCGACTTTAGATACAATATTACTTTGGGATTCAGCAGTAGGAAATATAGATTCAGCAACTGGATTAATAGATAGTGGACCAACAGATTCAACAGCTAATCCAACTTATTATTTAGCAAATATAGAATCATCAGGAGAATACATTGGTAATAATACAATATCTCTTGACGCAGTTTATGACGCAACTTTCCAAGCAACTATTGCTTTATCAGTTAATGACCTTTGGGATTTATTTGATAGTGGTCGTGGAGCTTCTACTTTTGATGAGGCTCATGGTCCTTTTGATGGAACTGCTCCCTCAAAATGTGATGCTTTTCTCCAAGTAGGTTCAAGTGAAAGCTCTCTTGGTGCTATTACAACTTACAACGATATTTCACAACAAGCGACAGTTAAAGGAAGATATTTTAAATTTAAGCTAAAATTGACAAGTGCTGATAATAAAGCTAGACCAGAAGTAACAAGCATGCAAATCAAAGTAGCTTTAGAAAAAAGACTGGAAAGTGAAGAAGATGTTGCAAGTCTTGCTGGTGCTAAAGCGATTACTTATACTAACGCATTTTACGCAAGCCCAGCAGTTGGAATAGCGGCACAAAATATGGTATCAGGAGATTATTATACTATTACAAGCAAAACAAAAACTGGATTTACAATAACCTTTTATGGTTCTGGTGGAAGTGGTGCTGGGGCATTAAATAGGACGTTTGATTATGTGGCTAAAGGATATGGCTTGAAGTCATAATAATTATATTATAAACAATGAATGGAAATAAAATATGAGTCAAGTTTCAGATTATACATTAAGCAATATTGGGTTTAGTGCGTTTCGTACCGAACTAAATACAATTTTAAATGCTTCAAATACTTTAAACGCTGGTACTTCTGCCCCAGGCAGTAAAGCGGCTGGAAGTCTATGGTTAGACACAACTAATGCAACAACACCAACATTAAAATTTTATGATGGTTCAGATCAAATTTCACTTGCTACTTTTAACTATTCAGCAAATACAGTTAATTGGTTAGACAATACTGTTACTGCTGATTTAAGTGGAGATAGTTCTCCTCAATTAGGTGGTATGTTAGATGTTAATGGAAATGCAATAGGCGATGGAACTTTAGAATTATTAAAATTTTCAGAAACAGGAAGTGCTGTTAATGAATTTACAATAGCAAATGCGGCGGCTGGTGCTGGGCCTACTTTATCTGCGTCTGGTACTGAAACAAATGTTGATATTAATATAACTCCAAAAGGAACTGGAGATGTTGTTCTTGCTGGAGATACTGTAAAGGTTGGAGATAGTGCGGCGGCGGCAATTTTAACTTCAAATGGTGCTGGAACTTTAACTGTAACGACAGGTGGAGCAACTGATTTAATTTTAAATACAAATGGTGGAACAGCTTCATCTGCAATTCAAATTACTGATGCGGCTAATGGAGATATAGATTTAACTTGTAATGGAACAGGAATTATAAATATAAACGACAGAGCAGATTATCCACAAGTAGCATTATCATCTTCTTCAAATGCAACAGCTTGGGATTCACAAGCGGCACCTAACGCATATCATTTAACAACAGAAAATACGACTTTCTCTGCACCTACTAATCCAGCAACAGGAGCATTTATTTCTTTAAATATAAAATATGGTGGTACTCATTCTATTGGGTGGAATACAGTTTTTGAATTTGCGGCAAGTACCGAACCAACTGAAACTGCTGTATCAACAAAACACGATCATCATGTCTTTAGATACAATGGTGCTGTCTGGCAAGAAATGGGTAGAAATTTAAACATGGCAACTTCATAGGATTAAATATGTGGGCAATAGTAATAAACGATGAAATAACAAAAATAATAGTTAATCCTGCAAGATTAACTATTGATGATGTTAAATATTCTCCAAAGATATTTTCTTTATGGACAGTAGAAGAAAAAGAAGCAAAAGGAATTTATGAAATAGTCCATGATAATTCTAATAGGAAAGATGAACAATGGTACATCAACACAAATGTTTCTTATGACTTTGATGGTAGCGAAGTAACGAGTAGTTATGGAACTGCTACACCAAAAGAACACGAAGATATTACTTGGACACAAGCAGATATAGATGATTTAGATGAAGATGAGGGTTTAGAAGTTGGAGATATAAAAACTAGAGGATTAAAATATAATTTAATTAAAGATTTAAAATTAACAGTTGCTAATGAATTAGCTAAAACAGATTGGTATATTACTAGAAAAACAGAAAAATCTACTGCTATTCCTAGTGCAATATCAACTCATAGAAATTCAGTTAGAACCAAACAAGCAACTATGGAAACACAAATTACAAACGCTTCAAATACTCCAGCTCTTGAAACTTTATATAAATACACTATAACAGATGGTGTGCAATCCAGACCATTAGGCGAGTTACCAACATTGGAGATATAATCAATGACTATTCCAATAGTAGGATTAGGTGGACAAACTTTATCTGCTGGTGGATATGCAGTAGATAATTCAATAAGATTTAATGATGGAGATAGCCCAAAATTAACAAGAACTTTTACAGAAACTGGAGGTACTAGAGATTCAAATGGAACTACATGGACTATTTCTATGTGGGTTAAAAGAGGAGTTTTAGGAACAGCACAACCTTTATGGAGTAGGTTTCAATCATCTGCTTATGGAACTATTGGTACTTTTAATTCTGGCGATACATTAACTTTTAAACAATGGAATGCAAGTTCAGACACAGGAAACTTAACAACTAATAGAGTGTTCAGGGATTGTAGTGCGTGGTATAATATTATTTTTGTCTGGAATTCTGGTGATGCAACTGCTGGAAATCGTATGCGATTATTTATAAATGGCGTAGAAGAAACTTCATTTTCAACAGATACAAACCCATCAGAAGATTTGGCTACTACTTGGGCGACTGCTCATCCTATGATTATTGGTAATAGTGAGTCAACTTATTTTGATGGATACCTTGCAGAAATAGTATTTCTTGATGGAACTGCTGTAACTGACGCAACTTCTTTTGGAGAATATGATGAAGATAGTCCGACAATTTGGAAACCTAAAGATGTATCTGGTTTAACCTTTGGTACTACAGGTTTTTATCTTGATTTTGAAGATAGTAGTTCTTTAGGTAATGATGCGAATGGTTCTAATAATTGGACGCCAACAAATTTAGCCGCAGTAGATCAAGCAACGGATACCCCAACAAATAATTTTTGTACGATGAATCCTTTAGATAACTTTTTTTTTGGTGGAACATTTAGTGAAGGAAATTGTAAGACAGTAAGTACGTCTTCTGGCTATTCTATGATTACTTCAACAATCGGAGTATCTAGTGGTAAGTGGTATGTTGAAGCTAAAGTTCAAGCTGGTTATGTGCAATTAAAATGGGGTATTAGTAGCAGACCAGCAAAAGAAGCAAATGAAACTATGGCTTTTTCAGGTTCTACTTGTTACTCAGGTAGTAATGGAGCATTAGTTTTAGATACCAGTACAACAGTTGGTTGGGGTGCAAATTTTTCAGTAGGAGATATTCTTGGCTGTGCTTTAGACCTCGATAATAATAAAATTTATTTTTCTGTCAATGGTTCTTGGCAAAGTGGTGGCGATCCATCAGCTGGAAGTGGTGGCGAAACAATAGTAGCGGCTTCAACTACATCAACAGGAAATTACTTTTTTGCTTGGAGTGATAATAAAACTGATGGTGGTTCAACAATGGAATATAATTTTGGTGGTTCACCAGCATTTACAGTTTCATCAGGTAACGCAGATAGTGATAGTCATGGAAATTTTGAATACGCAGTACCAAGTGGATATTTTGCAATATGTACTAAAAATTTAGCGGAGTATGGATAATGGCTTATACAACAATAGATGACCCAACAGCATATTTTCAATGTGTTAAATATACTGGAAATGGGGGTGCTGACCATGTAATTACTTTGCCTAGCGATACTGATATGCAACCTGATATGGTCTGGATAAAAAATAGAGATGCTGAAACTTCAGCAGATGCTCATATGGTTTTTGATTCTGTAAGAGGTGCTACTAAACATTGGCGACCTAATGTTAATGAATCAGAAACAACAGATGCAGATACTTTAGATGCTTTTCAAAGTGATGGTTTTAGAATCGATGGTAATGATAAAGTTAATACCAACACAGAAAAATATGTTGCGTGGTGTTGGAAAGAAAGTGCTACTGCTGGATTTGATATGGTAAGTTATGTTGGAAATCACACAAGTGGAAGAACTGTAGCACATTCATTATCGGCTGTGCCTGAATATTTTATTATAAAAAATATGAACTCTGCCGAAAAACCAGCAGTATATCACAAAGGTACAGACTCAGCTTCGCCAGAAGATTATGTTTTAATTATGAGTGATACTACAGCTAGATATGATGATTTAAGTTTTTTAAATGACACAGCACCATCAAGTTCAGTAGTTACTTTAGGAAATACACAAGGTGTAAGTGAAGTGGATAGTACAATGATTTTGTATGCTTGGAGAAGTGTGCAAGGATTTAGCAAATTTGGCAGCTATTTTGGAAATTCAAATGTAGACGGAAAATTTATACACCTCGGATTCAAACCTGCTTACGTGATGACTAAACGTGCATCTGGTGGAACAGGTGGTTGGTATCTTTGGGATAATAAACGTAATGGATTTAATGGTTCTACTGGAAATATTCCATTATTTGCACACCACGAAAGTTTAGAAGGCGCTGGTACAACTATAAGAATTGACCTACTTTCTAATGGCTTTAAATTTCGCCACGCAGACAACGATCATAATGGTTCTGGCACATATATTTTTATTGCTTTCGCAGAAGCACCTTTCGTCAATTCAAACGGCGTACCTTGTACTGCTAGATAATAATTTATGTTATGGAAAAATTTATAATTTTAATGTGGTTATGTTCTGCTTCAACTTCAACTCCTTTAAATTGTCAACAAATTAAAACTGATAGAGTTAAATTTGCAGATCAATATAGCTGTACTGTATATGGTTATTCTCATTCTTTAAGAGTAATAAGAGATTTAGGTAAAGATCAAATTAATCAATATAATTTATTTACTAAATTTATATGTGTTCCTGAAACTTATACGCAAAAGAAAAAAACAGATGCCTAAACCAAATCAACATATAGAAATAGCAAAGATTAAAACAGAATTAGGTCATATAAAAAAAGAGCTATGTTCAATTAAAGATGAACAAAAAAAATTATCTGCTTATGCAAATATGGGCAAAGGTGGATTAAAAGTTATTATTGTTATAGGTTATTTTATTGCAATCGCTGTTGGCTGGTTCATAGGTCAAAGATAGATTGTAATTATAAACAACCTATGATAGATAGAATTTATGAAGACAACTAAAGTTTTAGTTATAGGGGATGCTCATGATTCTCCTAAAGTTCCCAAAAGCAGATTTCTTTGGATAGGAAAACATATTAGGAAAATTAAACCTGAATACGTTATACAGATTGGCGATTTTTTAAGTTTAGATAGTTGCTGTTGGCATATAGATAATGCAACGATGCAAGCAAGAAAAAATAAAGGAACATTTTTAGAAGACATAGAATCATTTGATAGTGCATTATATGAATTAAATAAAGGTATAGGCAAAACCAAAGCTATTAAACACGTTACTCTTGGCAATCACGAAAACAGATTGTGGAAATGGGAAGATAATAATCCTGAATACTATAACATGGGAAAGAATAAGTTGTTAAAAACTTTGAAGAAGTATGGTTGGACAGCGAGTGAATATGGGGAATATTATTTTATAGATGGTGTAGGGTTCACTCACGTTCCTTTCAACACGATGGGTAGGGAGTTTGGTGGTGTTAATGTTGAAAGAAACATCGGACAAAATAGTGTCTTTGATGTTGTGTTCGGCCATACGCATAAATTTAATGATGCTAGATGTGCCAAGATAGGTAAATCAAAATATGTTAGAGTTGTTAATGCAGGTTGTGCGTTGCCTCAACATCATGTAGAAAGCTATGCAAAACTATCAACTACTGGATGGTTTTGGGGATTGTGCGAAATCACAATATTTGATAATCATATTCAAGATGTCAGTACAATATCAATGACAACACTAGAAAATATGTATGGATAAAAGAGAAACAACAGACACTATTGTAATACATTGCTCGGCAACTCCAGCAGAGATGGATATTGGCGTAGAAAAAATAAGAGAGTGGCACGTTAAAGATAATGGTTGGGATGACGTAGGTTATCATCACATTATAACTCGTAGTGGAACGATAGAACCAGCACGTCCTGAAGAAATGCAAGGCGCACACGCACCTAAAGTTAATGATAGGTCAGTAGCAATTTGTATGATTGGTGGTTCTGATAAAAATGGTGGTTGGTCTAATAATTTTACAGAAGATCAATGGGTATCATTAAAAGCATTGTTATTAAATCTAATTAAAAAATATAAGATTTTTAAGATTATAGGTCATTATCAAGTAGATAGTAAAAAAGAATGTCCAAGTTTTAATGTTCCAGAATATTTAGAACAAAACAATTTAGGGGAATATACATACATAGGATAAATTATGTTTTTAGCTTTATTAAAAAATCCATTAACTAAAATGATTGCTAACAAAGCAATAAGTCATTTTAAACATAAAGAAGAAAAAGTTAAAACTATTCGTGAAGCTGAAATTCTCGCTTGTAAAGAAGTTGATGTTGCTAGAATTAAGAGTCAGGACAAAAGTTGGAAAGATGAGATTTTACTTGTCTGGCTAATTTCAATTTTAAGTACGGGTTGGTTTGAAACTACAAGAGAAAGATTTGAAGAATGGGTAAGAATTATAAACGACTTACCTGACTCAGTATGGTATCTAGTTATCATTGTTTTTACAGCAACTTTCTCTACCAAGATGACTGATAAAGTTTTAAATCGAAACAAGAAAAAATAATATGTCAGAAAAAGCAGATTACAAAGATTTATCAGCAGAGTATAAAGAACAAATCAGAATTTTAAAAGATGAAGTTGCTGAATTGCAGACTAACTGTAAAGCAAAAGATAGTGCATTAAAAAGAACTACTCAAAAATATGAGAATACTTTAATGGATTTAGATAAAGTTAATGAAGAACTTAAAAAGGCAGAAGCTAAAATTAAGGAACATGTTACTGGTATTCCATCTACTATCATTAAGTAATTCTACTTAATACAATTTTTAATATTTCTTTTTCAGTACCATATTTTTTCTCAAACTCTATCTTACGATTATGAATTGAATGATTGCCTTGATGATGTTCGTAGCATAAAGGGATTGTTTCATAATGACTTGATCTTCTACCCATCCCAGTACCCTTTGGTCTAATATGATGTATTGAAGCAATGCCTCCACAAACAAAGCAACCCTGATCGGCAACTTTGGACATATGTTCTTTCTCTTTTTTTGTTGGTGCTTTTTTCATAATTAAATAAGCCCCCTAGTCCTCTCGGCATATATGGGGGCTTACTCTCTAGAACAATAATTATTGCTATTTCATTTATAACGTATATCTACTGGACTGTCTTTAATTTAAACAGAATTATAGATGGGTATCAGAGTACCACAAAGCTTATAATTATTGTGTGCGTTAGGATATGGGCTATCTAAAGCTATGTTTTTGCCCTGTTTTAAGAAATTCCTGTAAATTGACCGAATAACCCTTATCCACAGTATCTAAATAACTATTGCAACTGGGAGTGGATAAGGTACTATGTAGAGGTATAACTTAAATAGGAGAAACAAATGACAACAGACACAATAAAAACAGCGAGAACATTCGGAGTTGAAATTGAGTTCGGTTTAAATCGTCAAATAACTGATGAAAGTTTTAAACATGAATTTGAAATGAGAACTGGCGAACAACTTTCTATTCAAACTAGCACTTATGATACTGGACATAGTGATACTAAATGGATTTTAGCTTATGACAGTTCTGTTTCTGTAAGGAATCATAGAGGTTTAGAACTTAAATCGCCTCCAATCAAATTATCTGAAATTGGTAGACTTAAAAAAGTTTACGATTATTTAGATGAGTCAGGCAAAGTAAACAGAACTTGTGGTCAGCACGTTCACATTGATACAAATGATATGACATTTAAGCAAAAGAAAAAAATCTTGATTGCTTATTTAGTTAATGAAGATGTTATTGATATGATGCACCCAGTTTCAAGAAGATATGGAACTGGCGTTGGTTCAAGATATTGTGGAAGTGGGGATGGTAGAAGACAAATATCTTATAATCATGTAACTGGTGGTTCTCATGGTCATACTTACGCAACTTTACAAGAACATTATAAATCAGTTGTAATCAATGAGTGTATCAAAAAAATCAAAAAAGCTAAAAACTTAGCTAAATTAAAAGTAGCAGGTTTTGGAGATAAATTTTCTAACGTAAAAATAGATTCAAGATATGGAACGTTAGAATTTAGACAACACTCAGGCACTCTTGAATATAAAAAAATTATGAACTGGATTATATTTTTAAATCAGTTTGTAATTGCTTATGGTTTCGGACCATCAGTAGCAAAAAAAGATGAAACAAGAGATAATGGTCGAGATAGATTATTCTTTAGAAAAGTATCTCAACTATTTAAATCAACTAAAAACAGAATGAAAACTTATGGAGGATTTGAAATAGAGGGTTCTGAAAGAAGTACAGAATTTTTAGGAAAAAGAATTTCTCACTTCATAAGAAACATAACTGGAAACACTTCTTACGATAGAGCAATGAGAAAAGTGCTTGAAGATAGAGGTGTAACATTTAATTTAAGAGGAGGAAATAATGAAGATACTAATGAATCATAAACAGTATCAATATTATAACCGACATCGTAAAATTTATTTTGCGTATGGTTCAAATTTAAATCGTACACAAATGAAATTGAGGTGTCCTAATGCTAAATTGCTTTCAGTAGGTTTTTTGAAAGATTACAAATTAGTAT